TCTCTTACTACTGGTTTAGGTATTCCAAATGTTTCCCCCCAATCTGCTAACCCATGCTTGTTACGTTCTGGGAATAAGTACCAAGATAGGGCTAATGTGTCCACTAACTTAGCTTTAATGTCTATATCAAGTATACGTTCTAACACTGGAATATCGTATCTGATAATGTTGTGGCCTATTAGGTATTCATCTTCTCCTACAGAACAGAAGTACTCAATACGCTCATAGTCTGTACTACTTAATGTTGGCACATCACCATCTGGCGTATCCATAGCCATACAATGAATCTTATCAGGGTTGAGGCCATTTGCTTCTATATCAAATACGTATTCCACTTAAAATCTCCTCGGCTCTAAATAAGTAATAGTCTTCTCATCAAAGTATACATCACAACTGTAGCTTTGTCCAAAATCGCGGTCAAATAACATTCTAAACTCACTCATATTCTTTCTATCATCAGGGCAATCTTCTGTTCTATCCCTGCTAATACCATGCCCGTAGTGCGCCCACTTCTCCATAGCGCGACTACCTGTAAACTCATGGCTATAAACCTTACCACCAGCCTCATGTGACTTGTTACCTTTAGGTTTCGGGTTAACGTGACTATAAAGAAACAGGCTAACAGGGTACTTCATGGCGAAGTCACTCATGTCTGTCATAATCTCGTTAAGTTTATCATTAGCTTCGCTTGACGCATAACGACTAACTAAAGCTGTAAGAGGGTCGATAATAAATATATTAATACCATCGAGTAGGTGCATCTCTTCCATTGCCACTCTAATATCCTCCCAATCCCTACTAGCTGACCGGTCATAGAATCTTACCACGTTATTCATTGAGAGTAAGGTAGAACGTAGACTTTCTTTATCATATACAATATCAGGTCTACTATAATCAATCTTGTCATGCTTGCCTGCTAACTTCTTAGCTGTCTTAGCTGGAGCGTTTTCAAGGTCAAACATCCCCACCTTAACCTTCTCTTCATATACAAGATGTTCTACTAACTGATGTTGGTGGTCTGTCTTACCTATCTTCGGTGCAGCCCCAACTATGTGAATGTTGTGTGGCCTGATACCGAATGTAGCTCTGGTAACTGTGGGCCAAGGGAACGACATACCCATCTTAGGTTGCTCAAGTGCTTTGTCCATGAAGTCTGTTATATCTAGCACCTCACCCTGCCTTACTACACTGCTGTCCCACACTGCCTTTTGGTATAACTCCTTTCCTCTCCCTGCTAATAGCATATCGTTGGCATCTTTCAGTGGTAGCTTACAAACCTTGAAGTTATTAAAAGATTTCAAGATATCTTTTGTTGCTTTGTTGCCCGCATCATCATTATCTAATACTAAGATTACCTCTTTATACTTTTCTATGAACTCCCTGTTGTTAATGATATCCTTTAGGCCGCCTGTAGCGCCCCGTGTTAGGCTAACTACACTTGGTAGGTATGACTTATACTTAGATGGTGTATTGTCCGTTATAACTTGATACAGTGCCATTGCATCACACCTGCCCTCAGTAATAAACAACTTATTGCTACCATGCTTGCTAGCTATGCTCCTACCCCACAAGTCTAGTGCGCCCCTCCTGTCTCCAACAGCGGTAAACTTCTTGTCCTTGGTTACTCTTATCTCATACCCTGTTAGCTTGCCGCCCTTAGTGTCGGGATAATAGTGGTGGGTGACGGTCTTACCATCGGCCTCACTAAGCGCTACCTTAACACCGTATAAAGCTACTACTTCTTTACTTAATCCTCTATCCTCCAAGGCTGTGGTAGGTAGGTTACTATAGCCTTCTTCATGGAAGCGCTTAACCTTTATCATCCTGCCCTCAGTTACATACTTCTCTTGTGTCATGCCGCCTTCCTCTAAATTATAAAACGCTTCTTTACAGTTATAACAGAAACTATCGTCAGGTCTGTCATCATGTCCGAATACTTGGTTATTGTCGCCACCACACTTAGGACACTTAATCTTATACAGTGGTATTCCTGCTGATTGCTCCATTTTACTTACTCCTGTTGATAGTTGGTTTTTCAAAGGGTACTACCTAAACAATACCCTTCAAGAAGCCTCCAATTTAGATTAAAAGTTAGTATGTTCTTGAATCATTGATTTTTTTGGCTCTTCTCCGTACTCCAGTTTATAAGTTATATAAGCTATAGCAGCCTCTAATTGTTCTGGGCTTAAATTTATTAGCATATTAGCCAAGTCCATAACCTCTTGTTGTTCTACAGCAGTCATATAAATTCCTATTAAGTTAATATAAGTAAGTAATAATATTTATAAAGTTTATTAGTTGTTAGCTAGTTAGTTAGAAGATATAGGTTATAGTGTTTTTACACCCTCTACAATACGTAGTTATACTAGTACTCCCTGTTAGCCCGCATTATGGTTCAGATAATAGTTTAATTCGTTACTATCACCAGCTAAGGATTCGAGTATTTCTTCATACTCTGCGCTAAATACGCTGCTCGTTTCTTCCCAATTAGTGGATGATAATCTGTTAGTGCCACTTAACGGTTGGATTTCAATAAATAATTCGTTGTAGTCTCTCATGTTAATTTCCTTTGATGTTATAGAAGGCTTCTTGTTCTGTCAAACCGAGGTAGTATGATAACTGTTCTTCACTCAGTGAGTCAACGATTAAATCGTAATAACTTTCTAATTGTCCTAATTCTTCGACGCGAATCTTATCAATACGTTTAATAATCTTCAATTTCTTGTTAGTGTTATTCATTTTGCACCTTCTTCGAGCTTGTTTATTGACTTCAAGCCGGTGAGCTTCTTCAATCTATAGCATAAGCGATCAAAATCATCTCTATCTTTCCTGGACCAGCGGTCTATGTACTCTATTGCCATTATTTGGCGTTTTACTCTAGCGATATCTCTATCTAGTTTCCGTGACTCTAGCTCTATACGTAATTCTTCCATAATTATTAACCCCTTTTAAAATTGTATGTCAGTTATGAGTTTATTCTTACTTTTACTATACATCATGTTGCAGCCAATGATAAAGCCTAACATCATTTCCTTACTATTAAAGTGCCGTTGCTGTGGCTGCCCGTGGTCGTGGTCGCCTAACGCTATTGAGAAGCCGCCTCTAGTGTCTTGCCGTCCAATTGATACAGTCTTGAATAGTTTAGGATCTAAGCGGCTGGCGAACGTCTCAAGCTGTTTCTGCATGTATACTTTATCAATACCCGATAATCTCATGCTGCTGATATAAAGTGTTATCATAATATTATTACTTCCTATTGTTAGTGTGTAAGGTTGTTAGCTACATTCTTTGTGATCAAATAATGAGCTGTCAAAAATACTGTAGTATACGGCTTCGCGTAAAGCTTCCAATAAACTATCGAGTGTGTCACCTTTGTAGGCCACCACTTTATCAGTGGCTATAAACTTGCTGTTCAATTCTGAGAGTGTGACACCGTACCTTTGAGCCACTATGGACTTGCCTTGGAAGGAGACATCACAAGTTATAAAGTCAGTCAGGCCCGATTGCGTGTTGATAACCTCAAATTCAAATATCGGCATCCGGTTAATATCATCTAGCTCGTTTTGTAACTCTTGTATAAAGTTAATCATAATATTATTACTTCCTATTGTTGGTGTGTAAGGTTAGTTTATCAAAAGAGGTTGAGTAATACAACCCCTTTTATTTAAACCTACCTCTACATAAACAATTTATTATCAAAACGTACCAAGTAATTCCTAGTCCCTTGCATTGCTCTTAGGACTTCCGTATTTCCAAATACTACAGAATAACCCGATCTCAGTTTAGTTACAATGAAGTTCGCTTGTCTCAAATCTTTCAATATAGTTTGGAACTCCTTTTTTGCTATTATACGTGACGTTGTTGGCCGTCTTGTGTCTTTTAATTCGTTCATACTGTGCCACTCCCGTGTTCAATTAGTTTCAAATTCAACTCATCTAGTCTCATTAATATATCATTCTTGTTAACCATTACATCCGTTGCAAATTTATCACTGTTAAGATATCGCCTTGCACTAATAAAACTCTCGTTGTATGTCTCGATAATTTTGGCTAGTTCTTTCTTCTTCATATGTATACCCTTTATATTAAATTAAATCGCTAAGTTTGATGTATCTATTATCGCTGCCCATATTAACAAAGTCAAGCACTTTTTTTAACTCTACTAAACTTATTAAGCCAGCCTTATACTGTAATACCGCTTGATTAATCATAATTACCTGCCTTTTGTACTTGGTAAACACTTAAGATTCTATGTCTTCTACCTTCTGACCAATCCATCACCTTGCCATC